GTGAGATTGCTAATGCGATCGAACAGTCCCGCAGAGTGGCCGAGAGCAAGAAAGAGGGTGGTGGGCCCCCCGTGGTTACCCCGGTCAGTCCAGTTGAGCAAGCGGAAGGAGTTGGTAGTGCGGTTAGTGTGCTTCGAGAGCACGCCGCTGTTGCAAAACGCGTGCCGCAGGAGGGCAAGGTACAGGATTTTCCCAAGGGTCCAGCAAGCCCCTTGGACCCTCGTCGGGCCCAGCCTCTGCTGGAGGAGAATCTGGAGATGAAAAACAAAATCGCGTCACTCGAGGAAGCGAACATGCGGCTCATTGCGATGATGTCAAAAGTGCCGGAGGTTCAACGAGTGTTTGCGAGAGAGAGGGAACAAGTCTTCGCCAAGCCAGCGCATCAGGATATGCTGGCAAAGAAGGAGAGGCTGATCCAGGTTCAGAACGATTACCTGGAGGCCTTGAAACTGGCGGAGCAGGAAGAAACGCCGGAATTCAAGGCGGCCGCGACACAGTTAGCCAGGCTCCAACAGGAGATGGCAGTGTTGCGGACGCAGGCGGAATTGGACAGACTACAGATCGGAGCGATCGCGGAGAGTTCGATGGCAGCAGGTCAACCCACACATGTGGCACCTATTGTTGTTCGACGACGGAGCTCAGCTGGGTCAAATCCACCGGCCAATACCAATTCGAAAAAGGAAGGATCACCCCAGCCGGGCTCCCCATCTACAGATGTGGCCAGTCCGGTGTCCGCTTCCATGACGCAGGAGGAGCCAAAACTCAGCTTGAGTCAGTTGACAAAGCTTCAGAGTTTATTCCAGAACTCAAGCAATTCGGGTGGCCAAAGCGCGGGAGCGCAGCAGAACAAGCCAGTCTCCTCTACCAAGCAGGAAGAGTCGAAGAAGGGCAAGAACCAAGCGGGCTGGATATGGATCGTATTAGACGATGGCATTATTCAGCGTATCCCAAGCTCAAGTTCAGCAAGCTTCAGGAGCAGAGGCTTCAAAGTCTACGCGACACATCAACGTGCCCTACAGGCCAGAGAGCAATTGAACTTGGCATCTTCCTCGGGTTCGACGTCATCCTCACAGATCACGTCCAACAAACTTCCAGTCCCGGTAGCCCATGGGCAGGCCTTGGAGCAACCACCTACAACACAAACGGTGAGCTCCTCCGGGACTTCTTCCCCCTCGTCCTAGCTGTCTGCGCACAACGGTTATGGCTTTTGACTCACTTTCCAAACAGTGAAGTCAAGGCCATGACTGCGCAGCAGCTAGTCGAACATGGGTTGTGCGACCCTGTTCGTGTCTTTGTTAAGAATGAACCGCACCCTATATCTAAAATAGCACAGAATAGATTTAGGATAATATCGTCAGTATCTATTGTTGATTTTTGTATTGAGAGTTGGTTTTCCCACTCTCAGAACACCTTAGAAATCTCCCAGTGGGAGTCCCTTCCGGCTAAACCCGGGATGGGCCTCGATGATGAATCGTTGGCCGAACTCTTTCGGTCCACAGCCCCCATCATCGTAGAGAAGGAGTGTATATCAACAGACATTATCGCATGGGATTGGTCCGTGAAATGGTGGGAGCTTGAGCTGGAAGCACAAGTTCGTGCGCGTCAATTTTCGAATTTTGACGCGATTCCCACCCCAGTCGCATGCGATTATGAGAATATAATATTAAATAGATATTTTTGTGCAGCACTAGCCGTCCGCTCCCTTTCGAATGGGACCATGTGGGCCCAGGTTACACCTGGTATCATGATCTCAGGCAGGAAGAACACAAGCAGCGGCAACTCGCATATTCGGGTCTTCACAGTTAAACTACGTGACCAAAACGCTTTTGTAATGGCCATGGGGGATGATTGTGTCGAGGAGTATTTTCCCGGATTTGATGAGTATTATGCGCGATTGGGTCATCCGATTAAAACTGACTTTCGCGTATATAGTGCAAAAACCGTCGAGGAAGTCGAGTTTCAATTCTGTTCCACTCGGATCAGATGGGACAAGGACAAACAGATGGTGGTTGGAGAACCCCTTAATTGGGTTAGAATCTTCTTCCGTCTTCTCAGTAATCTGCCTTCCATTGAATTACTTGACCAATTTCGTAATGAAATGAGACATTCTCCCCAACTGAAGAGATGCCTCGACATTTTGGACGCCGTGGGTTGGGTCGCGGCAAAATTTTCAAAGCAAGGAGCTTTTCCCCAAATGGCAAAGAAGAAGGGAAAAGCGAGAAAGAGTTTGAAAGGAAAGAGAAAAGTTGCCCTCAAGTCTATTATGAAGAAGGCGAGTTCGGTTGGAGCGCAAGCAGCGGTGAAAGCCGCCATCGGCGCTACAAAGAAAGTTGTGCATGTCGCAGGGCCCAAACGCCCTGCGGCCAGGACCACATCGAGAATTCATGAGGAGCTTCAACAGAACGCGGATGCGTTCATGGCTTCAATCCACAAACCGTTTTCCATTCGTGGGATGCGGTTGCCGGAGCCAGGCCCATTTCCGTCAGTGGTCGGTTCGTTTACTCAACGTTTCCCTCTAACGACGGTTGTGGACAGTTCCATTCCAACTCAGAGTTATGCGAGCATCATGCTCTGGCCCAGCTTCTATCAAAGCGGAGCCACTCAGGGTCCTATCTGGACCCTCAGTACCATGACAAATGGTGTTCCAGCGTGGACGACGCAGGCCTGGAACACCCAGACAACCCTGGCTACGAATTTCTTCCAGATCCGGCCAGTCTCTTGCGGGTTCCGGTTCATCAACACGGGCCCCAAACTTAGCCGTGGTGGAATCGGGTATGTGCTTACATCTAGCGCTGCCCCTCCTACCACCGCGGCCACTCTCGGTTTCCTCACTGGTTCTGAGGAGGCCATTGAGCTTGATATGGCGCAAGTCGATCAGCTCGGAGATGAGCTAATCTGGACGCCAATTGACTATCAGCCAGTCACTATGGCGAACACAAGCAATGCCCCAGCGCAAAACTTGTACACATATATTGCACCTTCTTATGGTGGCAACGTCCCTATTGACAACAAGGTGATGTTGTGGTGCAATTTTCCATCTTCAAATGTTGTCCTCAACCTCGCAATCGAGGTTGTTGTTAATTGGGAAGCAATTCCATTTCCGCAGAATGAGAGCCTCTTCGACCGCAAGGTCGTGGTTGGTTCTCAAGACGCAGTGGCTGTCTCTGTTGAGAAGACAGGCGTGCAGGGCACGCCTTCTGCAACATGGTCTGCATTTGGAAACGCGGCCCTCGACGCAATTGGCACAGGTGCTGCCGCTGGCTTGTCTGGCGGCGGCTTCAAGGGTGCCATTGCTGCTATTCTGCCACAGGTGCCTTCCCTTATTAAGAAATTGGGAGCTGGCATCGCGTCACTGTTTTCTGCAGATGACTATGCCAACCACTTGTTGGCATGTGGTTTGGGAGTGCATCACCTGTCCCCTGCGCATGTTAAGGCGCATAAGGGCCTCACTCGCGAGGAGTTTCTCCGAGTGTTGGCGGAGATGGGAATAGGTATCACTTTCTCGGAGAGTGCGTCCGTTTTAAACGCGCTCACTGGGAATCCCTTCAGCAGGGAGGAGAAGGAGGAGAAAGATTCGGGCAGTCCGTCCGATCCTCCAGCGGAGTCAGTTCCGCACCCCTCTTATTCAGGAC